CCCCGCGGGCGGGGGGGGGACAACTGGACTTCACAAGCAGGGCCAGAATCATCGCCAGAACGGCCAGCCCATCCAAATCAGACTGGTGGATCAAGTGAACAATCCAAGACTATGGCCAACACCAGTGGCCAGAATGCACAAAGACGGTGGAAATCCCTCGGAGTACAAGAGGAACGAGATCCCCCTTGCGGCACAGGCTGGTGGGCCGTTGAACCCAGAGTGGGTAGAGTGGCTGATGGGGTGGCCGCAAGAGTGGACAGACTTAAAGCCATTGGCAACGGACAGGTTCCAAAAGTGGCAGCAACAGCATGGAAATTACTCAGTGAAAGAATTTAATGACTAACCTAACAACAATTTTCCCCAACGGCTTCGCGGCAGCCACAGAGAGCCAAGACCTGATCAACCCAGAGGAATCGTTTCGCAGGCATTGCGAGGCGGCGGGCCTCTTGATCAAAGACCAAATCATTGCTGACGGTGAGATTCATCGTGTGGCGCATGTGTCGAGCAAGAAGGGTGCGCTTGACGGTTGGTACATCTTGCACACCAGTGGCAAGGTTCCTGTGGGCATTGCAGGCTGTTGGAAAGAGCCAGTGTTTGAAAGCAAATGGATTGCAGATACCGGCAGGGCCATGTCATTTACTGAGCGCTTTGAGCATGACAAGTGGGTGGCAGAGGTTAAGGCCAAAAAAGATGCAGACAGACTGGCCTCGCAGGCGGTGGCCGCAGAGCGTGCAGAGGATGAGGTGGGAACCTATGCCGATGCAAGCAATGACCATCCATACCTTGTGAGGAAGCATGTTGGCGCCAACGGGATCAAGATTGATCGTGCAGGCAGACTGGTTGTGCCGGTGATCAATCAGGCTGGTGAGATATTGAGCTACCAAACCATTGATGCAGATGGCAACAAGCGGTTCCTTAAAGGCGGCAAGATCGAGGGCGGGTTCTACGAGTTGCGCGGTAACCGCAAGATTGTGTTCATTGGTGAGGGTTTTGCTACATGCGCATCCATCCATGAGGCAACGGGCTACACCGTGCTGGTGGCGTTTGACTGCGGTAACTTGGCCAAGGTGGCCAAGAGCGCCAAGGAGATGTTCCCAGGCTCAAAGATTGTGATTGGCGCAGACAATGACCAGTTCACTGAAGGCAACCCTGGCGTAACCACAGGCCGAGCAGCTGCGGCGCTTGTGTTTGGTGAGATTGTGTACCCATCATTTTCAGATTCAGACATGGTGGACAACAAACCCACAGACTTCAACGACTTGCATTGCTTGCAAGGTTTGGATGCCGTCAAAGAGCAGATCGAGCGCGTGGCAGGGCCAATGAAAGACAAACTAGCGTTTGAGTTCAGTCGGGCTGACAGCTTGCAACTGACGCAAATCAAGTGGATTGTGGATGATTACATCGAGGCAGATAGCTTGGCGCAAGTGTTTGGTGACCCAGGCGGCGGTAAGTCCTTCGTCAGCATCGACATTGCCTGCTGCGTGGCGACTGGCCGTGCCTGGCATGGCCATGAGGTCAAGCAAGGCAGCGTGTTCTACATTGCCGGCGAAGGGCACAATGGCCTAGCCAGACGATTTAAGGCGTGGCAGATTGGTAACGGCACGAGCTTGGACGGTGCGCCACTGTACAAAAGCCACCGTGCGGCGCAGTTGTATGACGCCACAGAGGCTGCGGTGGTGGCCGAAAGCATCAAAGAGCTGTCAGCGCAGGCCGGAACCGTGCCCAGCTTGATCATCATTGACACCCTAGCGCGTAACCATGGCGGCGATGAGAACAGCACCCAAGACATGAATGCGTTCATTCAGCACCTTGACACCTACTTGCGCCAACCATGGAACTGCTGCGTTCTGGTGGTGCATCACTCTGGCGTGGCTGACAAGGATAGGTCTAGGGGTAGCACAGCCTTAAAAGGCGCATTGGATGCGGAATATCGATGCCAGTTGGATTCGGGAACCAAAACAATAGCGTTTGAGTCCAAGAAGATGAAAGATGCAGAAATGCCTGCGCCAAAGAACTTCCAAATCACGCAAGTGGACTTGCCAATCCAAGACAAGCACGGTCTGGCCGTCAAGGGTGCGTATCTGACGGCAGTTGACATTAGCGGCCTGACTAGTTCAATCCAGAAGAAAACCTACCTTGCAGGCAACCAGCGCAAGACCTTGGACTGCTTGGTGGCCATCCAAATGAGCCATGAAAAGAACGGCATTTTGGACTTGGTAACCTACGATGAGTGGCGCGAGTCGGCCAAAGAACATGGCATCAAATCCAACCGATTTAGGGAAGTTGTTGATAGCCTGGTCAAAAAGTTGTTGGTTTTGGAGGACTCCAGAGGTTACAGAACCAGACCGAATTTGGATGTACCGAACGAACCGAAACTTACCGAATCGGTAACCGAATCGGTTAATTCGAACGAACCGAAACTATGAACCGAATTAACCGAAACTTACCGAAACTTACCGAAACTGCCGGCTCAAACAGTCGGTATTTCGAACCGAAACTTACCGAAAGTGCTTATAAGCACATTCGGTTTCGGTTCGTAAACTGTTTCGGCTCGGTTCGGTTCGGTTTTGGGAAAATCGGGCAAGGTTGGGAAAGTTGGGGATTGGCATGATTGAAGTTGAAATGGACATGAAAATTGTGTCGGTGGCCAACATGCGGTTGCATTGGGCGGCCAAGGCCAGACTGGTGAAGTCGCAAAGGCAGAAGACCAGAATGGCATTGGCAGCTGTCGCACAGTCTTATGGCGTTGAGATACTGCCAGTGACCGTGGTGTTGACCAGAGTGGCTCCAAGGAAGCTAGATGGGGATAACCTACAGTCTGGGTTTAAAGCGGTCAGGGACGGTGTGGCTGATTGGCTTGGCGTGGATGACGGCAGCGACATGATCGAGTGGCAGTACAACCAACGGTCTGGTGGGCCGAATGTGTACAAGGTTGAGATTGAGGTGATAACATGACGGTGTGCGCAGTTGCCATTGCCGCACCTTCGGGGAAAGCGCCAGTTGGTGTGAGTACCTTCTTTTTTTAAGGAGTTTACAAGTGACTGATAACTTGGCGTCAGAAATGACAGTGCAAAGAGAAGGCCCAGGCCGTCCAGCTTTGTTTCCGGCAGAACATGAGGCTTGGCAAAATATCCTGCGTGGCATCTCAGAAGGCAAAAGCCTGACTAGCACCCTTAGAGCCGAGGGAATGCCCAGTTACTCGCTGGCGCGTCAAATGATCAAGAACAACCCAGAGTTCAGGGCGGCTTACGAAAAGGCCGTAGAAGACCGCGCAGACCGTTTGGCAGAGGAAATCATTGAGTTGTCAGATAAAGAGCTTCCAGATGGCTTAGAAGGCTCTATGGCTAGTGCTTGGGTTCAACAGAAACGTCTGCAAGTTGAAGCACGCAAATGGGTGGCTGCCAAACTTAAACCGAAAACCTATGGTGACCGTATTGATGTTGCCGTGACCGATCACAGAATTAGTGTCATGGATGCGCTGACCCAAGCCAAACAGCGCGTGTTGATGGATAACAGTAACGTGGTAGATGTGGAAGCAAAGCAGGCGTAATCGGTAAGGTTATGCGCTTTTTGCATAAAAATTGTACGGTTACGCGCACGCGCGCACGTTGCGTAAACGCAACGAAAAGAAGGCTCGGAAAGCAGAAAATCATCGTCTGCTTTATACAATGACCATTATGTTAAGTTGACCCTGAGTTATCCACAGAAAAAATACTACTCAGGCATTACAGTTTGAGTTATCCACAGGCAATTGTGGACAACTGTGGAAAAGTACCTGTGGACAAGCGCCCACAGGCCGCCAGCTGGCCAATGGGGAGGGGGGTAGGGCCGGCGCGAAAGGGCCGCTGGAACGGTAGCCCCGCGAACATTTTTTAAAAAATTTTTCTATTTTTATTTTTTCGTTTATTATCCCGCCATGCCCATCAAAAACGCCCTAGCCCAGCGCCCAGCGAACATGTTGGCGTACCAAGACACTTTGAGCGCAACCCAGCGCAATGAGTATTTGGGCGCGTTGGCTGACTTGATTGCGCAGAGTTATTCACCCCAGCGCACCCAGCAGATGCAGGGCACGGCGCGGTTCTTATCGATGCCGGCGATTAGCCAGACACTGGATCGCCTGTCCTATGGCGAACCCCTAACAACTGGCGCTGGCATGACGACACGCATCAGGCCGGAGGCGTTAGAAGCGGCCATGGCGGTGGCGCCCGCAGCACAGCCTGTGACCATGGCCACACTGCAAGCGGCAAGGGCTGCAAGGCAGGCGGCATTGCAAGCAGGCAGAGCTGGTGAGCGCTATGCGGAGAGGGTTGTGCCAGGCATTATGGAGCGTGGTGGGTTGCCGGCGCAGATGTTGCAAGACTTGGCGCAAGGCACACGCCGTCAGATTTTTGTGGGTGAAAAGTCTAAAAATTGGAATGCGGCAAATGCGGCCAAGGCTGTGGAGATGGAAAAGGCTGGTGTTGCCCCTGAAGAAATTTGGTCTGCCACTGGCACGTTCCGTGGGCCAGAAGGTAAGTTAAGGCAAGAAATATCTGATCAAGGTTTAAAAATCAACGATTACAGAAACACTGGTGGCGCAATTACCATCAATCATCCTGAACTTCAAGCTGCTTATGAGCAAATACCTAGAGGCGTAAAAGTCAGACCGTCGTCACAAATTGAAGGTATGGCTGCTTATGAAGCCCCTAAAAGAGAATTAGATTGGCAACTTGGCGAAGGTGGGGTTATTCATGTGCCATTTGGCGAAAGAATGCCTACAGATATTTATGCCCATGAATTGCAACACGCAGTGCAAGCCAAAGAAGGGTTTGCCCGTGGTGGAAGTCCTAGTCAAATGATTCTTGTGCTTGAAGATTTGGCAAAACAAAAAAGAGATGAAGCTCAACAATTTTTTAGGCTATCTACCAATCAAGACCCTCTTAATCCGCAAATTATTAAACCAGGCGCTCGAAAAAAAGGTTTGCAGTTAGAAAAGGAAGCCCAGCAGCTACAAGATAAAGCAATGTTGGCTTATCACAGTGAGCAAGTAAAAATGGATTTATATAATCAACTGGCTGGCGAAGCAGAGGCTAGAGCAGTTCAGTCCCGCATGAGCATGACGCCTCAACAGAGGCTTGCAACTTTTCCTTATAAAAGCTACGACGTTCCCGTCAATCAGTTGATTGTCAGAACAAGATAAATGCAAACCACGATCTACAAGCCCGAAGACGAACAAGAGCTGATGGCCACGCTGTGGACGCCGGCGATTGCCGATGACCCAGAGGCGTTTGTGTTGTTTGCCTTCCCTTGGGGTCAGGAAAATACACCCCTTCAAAACTTCAAAGGCCCACGCAAGTGGCAGCGCGAAGTCCTAAGAGAAATCACCCAGCACATCAAAAACAACCAGGGCAAAGTAGACTTCAACACTTTGCGCAGTGCGGTGTCTTCTGGCCGTGGTATCGGCAAATCAGCCTTAGTCAGCTGGCTTACCATCTGGATGTTGTCTACCCGCATTGGCTCAACAACGATCATTTCAGCCAACAGCGAAGCCCAGCTCAGAGCAGTCACATGGGCCGAGATCACAAAGTGGTTGGCCATGAGCATTAACAGCCACTGGTTTGAGGTTGCGGCCACCAAGATCACGCCTGCGGCATGGTTGACTGAACTGGTTGAAAAAGACCTTAAAAAAGGCACACGGTATTGGGCTGTTGAGGGCCGTCTGTGGTCAGCAGAGAATCCTGATGCTTACGCTGGTGTTCATAACTTTGATGGTGTGATGGTGATCTTTGACGAGGCCAGCGGTATTGATGACTCGATCTGGGCTGTGACGGCTGGTTTCTTTACCGAGAACACACCTAACCGCCTTTGGCTGGCTTTTTCCAATCCACGGCGAAACACTGGCTACTTTTATGAGTGCTTTAACTCCAAGCGCGACTTTTGGAGCAACAAGGTGGTGGACGCCAGAACGGTAGAGGGTACGGACAAACAGGTTTACCAGAATATTATTGACGAATACGGCCCTGACAGCTCACAAGCCCATGTTGAGGTCTATGGCATGTTCCCGTCTGAGGGTGATGACCAGTTTATACCGGCTGACATTGTGGATGAGGCCATGGCACGGCCCAAATACAAAGACCAAAGTGCCCCAATCATCATTGGAGTTGACCCAGCACGCTTTGGTGCTGACGCCACGGTGATTGCCATTCGCCAAGGGCGCGACATTGTGCGCATTGACAGGCATCGAGGTGATGACACCATGACTGTGGTTGGCCACATCATTGAGGCCATTGAGGAATTTAGCCCAGCCTTAGTGGTCATTGACGAAGGTGGGCTTGGCGCTGGTATTGTTGACCGTTTGAAAGAGCAAAGGTACAAAATCAAAGGTGTCAACTTTGGCAATAAATCGGCAAATCCGATCATGTATGGCAATAAAAGGGCCGAAATGTGGGGAAAAATGAAGGAATGGTTGCGCTCTGCCAGCATTCCCAAAGATAGGTTCTTGAAAACTGATTTGGTTTCGCCTATGATCAAGCCAGATTCGAGGGGCACTATATTTTTGGAGTCAAAGAAGGACATGAAGGCCCGTGGCCTAGCAAGTCCTGACGCAGCAGACGCAATATGCGTGACGTTTGCGTTTCCTGTGGCTCATAGGGAATATACTGCGAAGGAAAGAACCCGCGCATATTCTGACCGCACGGCAGTTGCAACTTCTTGGATGGGATCATAACTATGGCTACAAAGAAAAATGTTTCTCTCAGCGTTGGCCGTGGCGAAAAGTTGCCGGTGTCCAAAGGTGCTGGCTTGACCGCCAAAGGGCGCGAGAAGTACAATCGAGAAACTGGCAGCAATCTTAAGGCGCCAGCGCCTAACCCCAAGACTAAAGCAGATCAGGGGCGCAAGGATTCATTTTGTGCAAGAATGGGCGCCGTAGCGGCCAACGCCAAGGATGGCGAACGCGCTAAAGCAGCTCTTAAACGATGGAAGTGTTGATATGGCTACCAAACCCGGCTTATATGCCAATATCCATGCAAAACGTGAGCGCATAGCC